GGAAGAACGTACGTTCCCCCCAAATTGATGTGTACCTCTTCCAGAACTTCCGTGTTAAAACGATCATTCCGTTCCTGGCAGGACAGGTTCCAGGGTACAGCGATATTGAAGGAATGGAGCGTGATTACGACAGTTGGTTCGATGGAACAGAAACGAGTATTTCTGGGACGAAGCAGCAAACACTGGCTTCACTTGTCCATAAAGCTCCGGCAGTTCAGTTCCCGAAATTTATGACACGCTGAATATTAGTTTCGAGAATCGTATACTGTTTTGCACGCTCATGGTTTGCCTGGATAACTGGGAGATAACGGTTGTAATGTGGTAGATATCTACACTTTTCTTTGAACTCGTTGACGGATGCAGTGTCAAGAATGATCCACCCGCGAGTATCGAACCAGTTGGAAATATTGGGACAGCCATAGTAGATAGGTATAGTCTTGGTAATGAGACAGTCAATCAATTTCTCTGTGAAGTAGTTGTTCTGCCGGGTGTTTTCAATCACTACAGAGTACTGGTAATCTAGAAATAGAGCTTCTTTACTGTCTCCGAGAATCGGGTTATTAAATCCAACAGCCGGGATAACAGGAGTATCTTTAGAGGATCGATACCATGTGATAGGGACTTCAATATGCTTTTGGTTACGATATAGGTGTAATCTGAACTTGTGACCGTCAGTTTGAGTTTTCCTTCCAGTAATGCAGGAGACCTTAGGCTGTTTTCTAGATAGGTTGATTGAGTTGTATACCGAAGGAGAAATCCACGTTGTCCCCCATACGTACTGCCGAGCATTTGGGCAGGCTTTCAAGATTTCGTCGTCGTATGTAAGTATGACGTCGAAGTTCTTGTGATTGTCAATGAACGCCTGGCGATGATGAAGGATCGCATCGGGTTCGGCTTGGACACCGATCAATACTACATTCTCACTAGTACCTCTATTGGCAAGGGGTGAGTCGAGTGTGAAGTGTACGTTCCTTGAAGTCTCTGGAAATATTGATAGATTCAACCATGCTGTTTGTGTGTATGGCATTTAACAGTAAATACTCCCTTACAAGTAAATGGAGAAATATTGTCTGATCATTTTGAACTGCAGGAAGTATGCAGGAAAGAGAGAAACACAGAGGTCTACTTGGCTTCCAAACATTCGGATCCGTTGGTTTCATATTATCGGCGATCCTACTATCTCATCTGAATACGAGTACAATGAGTCAGAAAACATCATGTACGTGCAGTGCAAGGATACGTATGAGGCACTTCCTAAGAAAACGTACTTAGCTATCCTTGCGGTTAAGAATCTGTTTCCTGATGTTGAGTATATCCTGAAAACCGACGATGATATGAAGTGCGAAATACCTGCGTTCGAGTCCATGCTTGAAGAAATTATAGGATACGACTATGGCGGACAAATTATAAGCGTTGACCACGAATTTGGTAGTACGTATCACTACCCAAACGTATCCCCCGAATATCAGAAACCCGCCATGATGCTCAAAACACAGTACTGCCCTGGTCGTTTTTACTTTTTAAGCCGGACTGCTACTCGCTCCCTGATTTCCCAGAAGGAATTCTTTACAGAGCAGATGTATGAGGACTATGCAGTTGGATACTTGGCCACACGTATTCCCAACGCGAAGATTTTTAACCTGAACGCACAGGCGATATTTCATGACGATTAGAAGACGATTGAATTGAAGTAGGGAGCGGTATAGTCTACGTGCTCCCCCTCAATATTGCTGACTCCTGGTGTCTGGACAGCAAGGGTCGGATGAGCAAAAATCCAGTTATCTACTGTGTGCAGACGCTTCCAGTATTGATCTACACAAAAGATATCATGGTTATTTGTTTGGCAGAGACCCATATAGCCCTCGCGAAAATTCTGGAGAAGTCGGTCGTAGTAGTGGTTCTCGCAAATGTATGCTAAAGCAGTTTGACATACGTTTCCAGCGACGAACCGAGCGTCTACCCTACGAACCCGCGATCCTTTTTGAAATATTGGGGCAAGAACAACTGCGTCATGTGGGGGTAGATTCGAGAGAAGAGAGTTAATGACCGAAGGTCTCTCAACCCATTGCAAATCATCTTCCACAATCAGTACTCGAGGAAGATTTCGTTCCTTCGCAAGCTCAAGGCAGCGTATGTGAGACGCTGAACATCCAATGTATCCAGGTGTATGTTTGATCGCGGATACACGTTCAAACGTACAGTTTATCATTTTCAGCTGTGTTTCGACAGCATCTCGCCGGTCAGTGCGTTCGTCCAGGTTGATATAGAAGACGTGGATCATTTTACTTATCCGACACAGCTGTATCTAAACCCATGTGCTGGCGAATTCCGGCAATGTCATACTTGGTGTCTGGCAGGATACTTTTCCCAGAAAAGATGCGAAGGTACATATCGTAACGCTCAATGCCAAACTGGACGTAGAACTCGGGTACGTGTGGGGTCTGGTTGTTCAGCCTCATCGTATGGAAATTTCGCCCACTTCCAACACCTGCAAAGTGGATGATCTTATCACCGTAATCAAACTCCTCGTTGATCAGGTATCCGTTCTTACGATTTCCTTCCTGATCAACACCCCCAATGACTTCTACTGGGAGATATTTGATGGTTCCACCGTTATCAAGAATGTGGAATGTTACCGGGTCAAAGTAATCAAGGGTTGGATGCCTCCATCCATGTCCTTGGATATATTTCGCCAGGATGTCTGGATCCTTGACCGTAATCTTGGCAGTGTTTACACCAAAACAGTACGTCTGAATGGCATCGGCATATTTCCGTAAATCATCACGCTTATTGGGGTTCAGGCGGTACGGACGGAAAGAACCAACTAGATCGTGTGTCTTAAGGCCCTCGATAATGTCATCGATTATGTTTCCAGTAAAGTATACATCGGCATCAAAGTGAATAAGTTTCTTTCCAGGGTTGCTCGTGAAGATCCTCTCCTGTAGCATTGATGTTCCTAGATGCCCCATATTGAAGGCGTCGTAGATGGGTGTATCCTTGCGAATGAGATGGCATCGGTTGTTCGGGTGATCTGGGATGAACTGGAGATCTTCGGGTCCCAAAAAGATATTTACAACGAGATCGGGATGGTGCTCGTGGAACGATTCGATGGCATGGGTGCCAATTTCTCCACATCGGATCATTTCTGTAAAAATGAACGGCTCTGGGTTCGGATCCGACGCCGATGCAGTCTTCCTGGGAAGAGAAATCCAACTGAGTGACATTTTTATTGCCCTGTCGGATGCTGTTTAAATGACATGAGTTCAATGGGAAGCAACAGGATGTTGAACGGCTACACGAACATCTTGCGAAATGCAACACCTAGGGAGAGCTCTCTCTCTACAAACTCCCTTGGCTTGAACTCGGTGTATCTATCCATCATTTCATCGAATTTCCCAGAGAGCTCTGCGGCATCGTAGAATTTAATACCGCATTCATCCGACCAGTAAGAAGCAGTGGTTGCATGTAATGTAGGATCACTATAATCCGAACGTCCGTTACTTCCAATCTCGTCGCACATCGTACGAACATCCCAGACGAGAATAGGTACGTTCATTGCCAGCGTTTCCTGAAATGCGAAACCCTGCGACTCATGACAGCCCACCCAAACAACGAACTTCGTATCCATCAACATGTTCTTGAAGTCAGCATCGTGGTATGACCCATACGTCACTGTCGTGTATTCAACCTGCTTAGAGGAAAGAGTATCAAATACATGACGGTATAGAGCGGAGTCTCGATGTTTACAGTAGACCATAACCTTGTTACGTTGTACATTTGCGACTGGTATAGAGTCTGTATCAATTCCAAATGGACGGGCAACAAACTGAATAGAGCTACACATACGTTTGTGTAGTTTTAGATTCCAGTCGGATAACGTGTTGTAAACGAACCGGTCGTTGTGTACGTTCTTCCAAATAGGATGTGACTGATCGTCTGGAAAAACGAAGAATTGGGGTCCATAAATAACCCTACAGTTTGGGGGAAAGTAATGAGGAGGAAGGTAATTATCAAAGCATAGGGCGTAATCAAATGATTCGTTTATTTTTGATGTGTCGCCGGCTTCTACAAACTCAATATGGTTGCGTGTCAGCATCTTCCGTATTGATTCGAGGTTCTTATGATGACACCCAGTGTAACACAGGTATACCTTCATAGTTTCTTATTAACAATAGAAGAGCAGTCTTTAAGTACAAGTTCATAGTATTTCGTTAAAAACATTTATTATACGCTGGTAAGACCTACCATCTCCGTAGGGACACTCCAGTTCTATCATAGGATCCCTGAGAACAATTTCAAATTTACTTCTTAGCTCTGAAGGGTGGGAGCAGAGGGTTCCAAACGTACCGAGTATTTCTGGTCGTTCGGTAGATTCGCGACAGATTATGATTTTCTTCTTCAGGAAACTCGCTTCTTCCTGAAGGCCACCGCTATCTGAAATAATACACATACACGATTTAACGATATTGATTGTCACATCATGGGGCATGGGCTCTACGACTTGAATATTTTTCAAGAGGTGTGTGTGTTTTCGAATAGCAGGGTTGGGGTGGACCGCGATGACGAAAGAAATGGACGGATACGACAGCGAAAGAGAGTTCAACTCTAAAAACCAGTCTTCGATCGATTCTACATTTTTACGCCGGTGTAGTGTGATAAACACCGTGTTTCCATATGTACATCCCGACGGATCAATAGAGTCAAGCCCTGTGTTTCCTACGACAAATAGATTATCACGTATGCCTTCATTCATAAGATTTTGCCTGTTAAGATGTGTAGGGCAGAGGTGGATACTTGCGATTCGACTGATCATCTGGCGATTCAGTTCTTCTGGGAACGGGTCACTGCAGTCAAACGTACGAAGACCTGCTTCTAGGTGTATAACACGTTTCCCATTATGTATGGCAGACAACGCCATAGCAATCGCAGACGTAGTATCTCCCTGTACAAGAACATACTCTATGTCTTGAAATACCTCTATATGTGAAAGAATACCTATCACAATATTGTTTAACCTACACGACGTTGTTGATTCTATAGAGAGCTGATAATCCGACGGTATATTTTGTAAAAGCCCTGTATGTTGTCCGGTATTGCATGTCTTGACGTTTGGAAGGTTGTCTATGAGAGATTTCACCTTTATATACTCTGGTCTAGTCCCAAAACACACTAGAATTCGTTTCATTTTTGTATTTAAATGATCGGTTTCTCTAATAAGGAAACATGGCAGAAATTACATGCGTGTTAAACGTTTGGAGACGATTTTACACCTTTAGGGAGCAGCTAGAGGCTGTAAAAAGGCAGACGATACCTCCAAAGCATATTATTGTGTGGAATAACAGTGGACATGAGAACTACAACACACTTATGGAAATTGCAGCGGATGAATCGAACAAAATGACCGTGATTACATGTTCGCGTAATATGGGCGTTTGGGCTCGTTTTTACGCACTTTACCCGTTGTTATCCGGTGAATACGTGTGCGTATTTGATGACGATACTATTCCTGGACACAGGTGGTTTGAAAACTGCGTGACCAATATGAAAAAATATAATGCATTACTAGGTACGGTCGGGGTGACGTTTGGAGAGGGGTATCTGTATCACAATGAGAGACGAAAGGGATGGTGCAGTAATAACACTTCGTCGGAGTTTGTGGATATTGTAGGACACTCTTGGTTCTTCAAGCGGGAATGGATAACGACGATTACCCGAGACCTCCCCAATATCGACGAAAGATTTCTAAAGTGTGGAGAGGACATGCACCTAAGTTATGCTCTTCGTAAGTATCTATTTGTTCCCACAATCGTGCCACCTCATCCCGATTCAGATACAACTATCTGGGGAGCCGATAAAGCAAGGTCGATAGAGTATGGCAACCAACTATCGACGTTTTGCGAGTTAGGAGGATCGTCGGCGTTTAGTGTTCCTCTAAAGCATTATCGCGACAATGGGTTTGAAACTATACGAACACGGGAGACTCGGATTAAAAAGTATGGGAACTGCCTGAACTACTTTATAGAGAAGATACGAAACAGGGAGCCATTTGCCCTCCTACGATTTGCCGACGGTGAGCACGCCGTTCTACAGAATACAACGCTTACAAACTGCGATAACTGGACGTTTACGAGCGGTTCTATTCTTCACACTCATTTGACAAATTCACTTAAGAATACTAGAACAAACGTTTATTACGGCATTTCTGGACCTTCTGACAGTCGCTCAATCTTTGAATACTACTGGAACGCGATTGAGAATAAAGGCAATATGACGTTTGCAAACGTACTGGTGAATCAAAACCATAAGAGGTGGTTGAATTTTCTTTCGGAGTATGACAGTGAGTGTGTACTGATTTCCTGTCGGAAACCAGACAGTGGCTCTATTGGCAGAGTGAAGATAATTGAACACATCTGTATACCAGAAAAGCTTGTGGATACATGGAGCTCAGAGTATGAGAAGTATTTCTGCCTGATGTACGCACTTGCTGCTCGGTATACTGGCATGTTATTCTTCATATGTGCAGGCCCGATTTCTGAGGTCTTTATTGATAAGCTATACCAGGTAAATCCACGCAATACCTATATCGATGCTGGATCTTCGCTGGATGTTATAATGAAGAACACGTACACCCGCACATATCAACAGGTAGAAACAGGGGGAGATGTACAGGATATTCCGAATGTGTAAATTATACCTGTATTCCATAAGGTCTCATGATATTCCAGTATGACCACTGTTTGGTAGATGGATTACCAGTTGATAGATCAATCATATAGTTAACTATAGATTCATCTATATAATGATTTATTTCGTGGGTGATACTACCTTCTGATTTTAAACGCATCCATGCCTTACCGAATATTTCAGAGTAATACCCCGGAATGATAAAGAAGTTATCGTCACAGTTACCCGAAGAGTGTCTAAACATAATATTTACTTGGTCGTTCCGTATATTCATATCCGTTATCTTGACTTTAAAAAATAGGTCGAAACGCGTATCCACGATTATATCGTATGTTTTTCCGCTACGCTTTATCATTTCGTCGAGCATGTAATGAAAATCACATTGACGTGAGAATGTATTTAAATTACCACGATCCTGTTCCCTTTTATCGAGTATTCTATATTCTCTCGGAAAATAGTCCCCTATCAACAAATCTAGTATATCAGAATCGTATGTTGCAATAAAGATATCGACAGTATAGCCAGCGTTCAACAATGGCTGAATAATAAATTCCCTGTAGTTGTCAACGGACTTTCGGTAGTCTACGTTAGCGTGTTCATAGTGTTTCCCTCGCAGAAACAGACACAATTTCATCTGTATATAAATAAACATATTTTTAAATAGATACTAACCCTGTAGTGCTAAAGACGATTCTTTATTCCACCACAGATATCGCTTTACTAGATCGCCCTGTTCTACATACCCTGGCTTCGTAAAATGAAATTCGATCCCTTCACGATAGCATCGGTTTATAAAGAATTGTACTTTATCCTTAACAAACTCGTATGACATCTGGACCGTAGGAATATTAAAATATTCTTCTTGAAGAACCGCTTCTGAGTATCGTGTATCTCCGGGGGGTTGATATGCAGACCAATACTTCCTTTGTTCACTTATTGGACCATAAATGATATGATCGCATAGATAAGCTTCTGAATCAGGATGATTCCGACAGAGCATGATAAATGATAATTTTAGAGGAGAGTACTCATTCTCTAAAATATTTACAATGCGAGAAAACTTGTTACAGCTTACATCAGCTCTCATACGAAATACATGTGTAAACCCAAGACTTTCAGCAAGATCTAACCCTCTAAGCATGGATTTTGACATGTAGTTCGTTGGTGTTTTGTGTTCAGGAGGATCTTGAACAATGAGCTTAAACCCATTCTGTCTCAAGATTTCGATGCTTACTGGATCTTCGGTTGTCCAGGTTGATGCTATTTTATTTGGAAAATCACGATATGTGCTGAGTATGCCTGGAAGAATCTCTGGATAAATTCGACCCTGCACGACTACACAACTCATTATCTATTTACAATAACATGTTCTAAAAGTATTAAATGGAACGCACACAATGTGTCTTCTGTACAGGGTTTCTTCGTGAATTTTATAAACGAAAGAATTTTCCTATCTCCATGTCGCCTACAGGCACCGATAGTTCAATATTTTCAGATCAAGTATTCGGTTCGTGCACAGAGTGTGGAACGGTGCAATTGATGAGTCTTATAGATCCTGCTATCTTGTATAAAAGCAACCACAACGAAACATATAATACTCCAACATGGAAACTTCATCACGAGTCTTTCGCAAGGTTCATACTTGAGAACAATGTAGGTGACCGGGTTATTGAAATAGGAGGAAATCCCAATATTTTACAGCCACTGCTCGGTCACGGTGACTATAGTATAATGAATATGTGTCCACCCGAAAACGCGGATACAAGTATACCGTTTATACTTGGAAACTGTGAAACGTATGTGTTTGATTCATCGACCGATATTATAATGTCCCACGTGTTTGAACACCTGTATGATCCGAGTGTATTCATTCGAAACGCCGCAGGTAGGGGAATACATAAGATATTCATTAGCATTCCAAACATGGAGGCACTTCTAGAATCTGGCAACCCCAACTGTGTCACCAACGAGCATACGTTCTTTGTGAATAGTTTCCTGATCAAAAATCTATTCCTAAGAAACGGGTATGCGTGTGAAAAATCTGAGGATTTTAGGGATCATTCGTGTTTTTTCGTATTTACGAAAATGCACGAGGACATAACCCGGATACACCCAATCCAATACGGGGAGTATTATCTGACTAGGTTCGCCAAGATCCTGTGCGATCTTGAAACTATAAAAATAGATGAAGAAGGCGTTAACTATGAGCAGACGTTTATAGTTCCTGGTGGTCATTACGGACAGATGGTACACTATTACTTCAAGCCGCCTAGATTTCAGGGGTTTCTGGACAATGACAAAAGCAAGCATGGGAAGTACGTATACGGAACTGGATACAAAGCATTTCCGTTTGAAGTCTTAAACAGATTTATGGGAAAGAAGACGTCTGTTTTCCTGTATTCCGGACCTTACACCCCAGAGATTCGTAAGCAGCTCGAAGGATACGATGTAAATATTATAGAGTGTAGAATGTCGAAATAATCCACTTCCAGACTCGCCGCTTTGTATCGAGACTGTCTATTGCGTGGAATGTTCCAATGACTAGGGAAAAGGTTACTGCTCGAAGGTTCTCTACTGATATACACCGTTTCTTGACGCACTTAAGAAAGTATGCTAGAAGCTCTTGCTGGTTCTCTGGAAGATCTTCGTCATTTAGTACGCTGTCATATCCCAAAAAAGACTGATAGAGTTTTCCGTAATCATAGAGTCTATCACCCCCTGTTGTCAGAACGCCATCAACAACTCCCTTCATATCGACAACCTTTATCGTCCCAGTTGAAAACTCTTCAATCATATTGCTGAACCAGAGATCTCCGTGTATAAACGAAATAATTTGAAGATCGTCGGAAAGGTATCTCTCCAGTTTTTCTAGGCATGCCGATTGAACCACTGCTGCGTCTTCGAACGGGTAATCCTCTGTGCGTTCAAACCGTTTCTTCAGTTTGAAAACATAGTTTCTGTATACATGATCACGTGTGATGTTCGTAGTTCCTCCTCGGTTGTGCAGGAGGTCCATAAAGTCAAATATTTTATCGACCCTTTCCGTTGAAAGCAGTCCTGACTTATACAGCGTATAGACTGGAACACCTGAAATGTGATCTATCCGTAGACACCCCTCTTCATAACTGACAAACCCCGCAAAGTATGAAGATATACTTGAAGATCTGGGAATAGACTGATAATAGAATGCTTCTCCACGCAGGAATTCGTGCAACCCCCGTTTTGTAACGACTGTTCCTTCTACGGTTAGTGTATTGTGTTTATTTGGAGATAGAGAGTTCATAGGTGGATTAGGAGTAACCGGACCTACATACCCCATGCTAGAGATATCCTGCCTGTACGGATTTACAGCTCGGTCATCGATATAGATATCGGCGTACGGCTTTCCAAAAATCAGTTCATCGTAGGGTATTTCAAACTTTTCTAGTGTATCAAACGTGATCTTCCCTATATCCCGACAGACTGCTCCAACGTTGTACGCATGGGTCTTCATACGTCGAGCAGTGTGGATAATTATGCAGTGTCCATCTGATTTCATCTTCCGTGCTAGATCAATCATCGGCTGTATAGGAAGAACAGTCGTATAGTCTCCGGAAAAATGTGGGTATGTTACCAATGTATTGTCAAGATCGAAGCATACCCGCATGCGTGGCTTTGGGATATAGGTCCAAGTATCACGCAGTTCTTTCAAGGACCCAATATGACGAATCTCACCCGGAAACTCAACGCCATAAATGGGGTCGCCAGACCGTAACATCGACTGAAACGCCATAGACATATACAGTTCCTTCTCTCCGCTTCTTGATAGAATGTTCGTAGCAACTGTTCGAAACTGTTCCATTGATTTGAACCCGTAGACTCCGCAACAGAACATGTCGGAGATCCTCTGTTTTTCCTTAAAACACGTCACCCGCGATTCCTTATCGATCGTCAAAAAGCTAAAGGCCTCCGATTCGGATGCATCGCGTGCATATCCTAAAAAGGCGTGCTGTTTTTCTTCAAACAACCCTTGAGGAAATGAATAGAGCACGTCGTTGTCGAGAAAAACAATATTTTCGGAAGAATCAGGGAAGTCCCGCGTTCCAAGGAAGGCCGATTCAATAGGACCTCGGGTAACATACGGGAGGTAGCTAAACGTACAAGTTTTTGTTTTGAATTCGTTAATTACGATTTGTTCAAAGTTAAACTTCCGTAGATGAGGAGCTACGATGAAGTGAAGCCTATCCACTTGAATCGACGCAAGGGCGAACGAAATAGATGGCTTGCCATATATCATATTCAGTGGTTTTGGCATAGAGTAATCCTCTAGTCGTGTTCCACTACCGCCGCATAATATAACAAATCGCATTATAGTAGATTAAGTATATTCATTTAAACCAAATTATCGAGTTGTTTCAATACATTTCGTGTATACGAACTGTATTGAACCCCGTTGCCGGGACCCGTTATTTATTGTTTAAGATATGGGTATTCGATATATAATTCTTCAAGTTTATTCCTTGCCTCCTCTAGTTTCGTCTGCCACGAAATAGTCTTTGACGATGTTGATTTCCACTTAATTCCTTCGGTTTTTAGATCTATTCCAAACCGGTCGCCGTGTTTCCCATCCGATTTGATATACCATACATGGCGAGGAAGTTCTGGACATCCTTCTGGTAAAATGGCAGTGCGAGGCTTCGTAGCTTTATTTACATTCTGCATTGACTGTGAAATGATACGGAGATTTGATTTGCGGTTGTCAAGGCCATCTCGGTTGATATGATCAACCGATTCCTTCTGCCCCTTCCCGTCAAACGTGAAACGGTTCATGATAAAGTTGTGGAGGTAGAGGATTTTGAAACGTCCTCGAATTGTTATATGACACCCAACATACTTCCCCCTAGTTACAGCATACCAATGACGGGACTGAACCTTTTCAAGGTCGTCTTTATCAATTTTAAATATGAATGGAACTCCCTTTGAGGTGATTGTTCCTTCTATATAATCATCCACTTCCCTGTACACTATAGGAATAGGTTTACGTCCCGCCCGCCCGGTTGATTCCCCCTCAATGAAGACCTCTGAATCGTGATCTTCGTTGCGGATGTTTCCATCGCTACTCATACTGTATTGTTATATATACAATAATACCGCCTTCTCTAAATAGTTGGGCGATACATGTATATTAATTACTGTAGGCCAGGCCGCCCATGCCGGACATGACGCGGAGCACGTTGTAGTTGACGGCGTAGATGCGGACCTTCGCCGTACGCTGCTGCTGGACCGTGTTGACGGACAGCGTGAGGTTGAGCGTGGCCTTGTCGATACGCGAGAAGTTGCACGTGCCGCTGGGCTGGTGCTCCTCGGGCTTGAGGGCGAAGGAGTACACGTTGATGCCCACCGACGGCGTGCGGGTGTGGTGCTGCCAGGGCTGCACCTTGTCGAAGTAGCGACCCTCACGCTCATCGAAGCGGTCCTGGCCGTTGAGCTGCACCTTGGCGACCTCCACGGGGTTCTTGCCCTCGCACTTGACGTTCGAGGCGAGGATGACCTTGGCCAGCAGGTAGTTGGTCGTGCCCTCGAAGAAGTTCGCGTCCTCGGCCAGGCCAGCAGCATCGTAGATCTGCGAGCCCGTCGACAGGCCGGCACCCGATGCGGCACCGAGGCCAGGCAGGTAAGGGGCGTTCATGCCGCCGAACGCACCAGAAGGAGCACCGGCTCCCGACGAGAGATTCCATGTGGGGACACCCGGGGCACCCGCGGTGAGCGTCGCCGGGCCGTTGGTGGCGAGCGAGCCGCGGCCGAGGACCGCCGTGACGATGCCCTCCGTCGACCAGTCGTCGGAGTAGTTGAAGGGCTGCTGGCCCAGGGCCTCCTGGATCCACGGCGTCGGGGGGGCGTTGCAGTCGACGAACGAGTCACGCTGGACAATCCACACCAGCTCCTTGACGGGGTGGTTGAAGTTCATCTGGATCTTGTTCGAGGAGGCCGTGACCGTCTCGTCGCCCGTGAACTGGAGCTGGTCAATCAGGTACTCGTGCGACTGCTGGGCGAAGCGGCGACGCTCCTCCGTGTCGAGGTAGACGTAGTCGATGTACAGCGACGCGGCCACCAGCTGGAGCTGGGAGACGGCCGTGACACCGTTGCCGAGGCTGAGCACCGCCGGGTAGGTCGGGAGCAGGCCAAACTCGTTGCTCGCGGCAACATCAGCGTAGCAGCAGTTGTAGTTCTGCTCGAACTCGACGTTGATGCGGACCTCGTGGTACTGGAGGGCGATCAGCGGGATGGCCAGGCCGGGGTTGCGGCAGTACCAGAACTGCAGGGGGATGTACAGCGTCTTGAGCGGGGTGCCGGCACGGGACAAGCACGAGTTGGTGGCCTCCGACGCGGCACACGTGGCGTCCAGGGCGACACCAGCGGCATCCTTCAGCAGCACCAGGTCGGCGGAGTTGCCTACCATGTCGTCGAACGACACCTGGGTGCCGAGGGGCTGGGTCAGCTGCGTCCAGATCTGCATCCAGTCGCCGTACTGGCGGTCAATACGGGAGCCGCCGATCTCGATCTCGACCTGCTTGATCAGGCGGTGGCCGACGTAGTTCAGCCAGCGGAAGCGGGTGTTCGCGACCGTCAGGTAGATCTGGGGCAGCGTAACCTGGATGTACGTGCGGTACATCAGATCAGCGTTGCGGCTAATGACAGCCGTGACACGGCGGCCGAAGTCAGCCTGGCCGTTGAAGGTCACCTCAATCGCCTCCATGGCGAAGTTGGTGTGACGCTTGTACAGCACCTTCCAGAAGGTAATCTGGGGGTTACCAGAGATGTAGATGTCCTGGGCACCGTACGAGACGAGCTGCATAAGTCCACCTCCCATTGTTGTTTATGCTCCTTACTGACATTATTTTTTTCTCGCGAACAGCGGCACGGCGGGTTTCCCCTCGCCCCGTGCGTTGGGCTACAATGTATTTTTTTCTCTACTATTACTGAAAATGGTAAACGTGTTCCTATTCCCCACGTCGAATGTCCTGATCAATACGTTCCTACGCTCGATCATTGTCATCCTCGTTATGATCTTAGGGTTTCAGTCATCGTGGTACGAAGCGTACTGGGGAGCGGTGATTCATGATGCCATATCTCTTTTCATCGTGCGGTCATACATCAGGTAGGAATAATCCGCGTTCAGTATAATTAATGAGTGGTGCGACTATAGCATACTCATCAAATATCGCATCCTATTTGAACGGAGATCAGATTTCCGCAATGTGTCTGGCTCCCTCATTATTCGGTTTAAAGTCCTACTGGAACAGCTTCTTTTTTGGTACATCGAATGGAAACCTCTACAACTTCAACGAAGGCACGAACATCATTCAACAAATTACGGTTACGGGGTACACTGGGGCTTTGAACGGCCCAATAACATCGCTAACAACCGATCCTGCCGGAAAGTACCTCTTTCTTGGATCTCCGTCCGATGGTAAACTCCTACGCCTCAAACTATCACAGTTCAATCGTACCGGGACATTGACTGTAGATAGCAACATCTATGTCCATTCCACAAACACTGGAGGAATCGCAGTGAA